CTGTTAACAGACTAAGAAAAGTAATTCCTAATAGAAATATCAAATTCGAGACAATTGCAGGCGATTTTGATTATAAAATTTTAATGAGCAAAGATATTGAGTATGTGAATCGTAAAGTTGTAGAAACATATCGCAAATTAAACAGAACCAAAGAGTTCCTAATTAGAAGTGCAAATATTAAAGATAAATCTGAAGGACTTCTATATGTTTATAAATATATTAGAGATGAGCTATCAAAAGTTGAATCGGATGAACACAAGGTCGTTAACGTTTTAGTTAAAGAGCTATTCAATAACACTAAATCACCAAATAAAACTACATTATGGAATTGTTATGGCGATATTCTTGTATCAAACATTCGTGAAAATCTAAAAGGTACTAAGCAATGCGATTACTGCGGAGTTAGAATTGAAGTAGTTAATAACAGAGTGAAATATTGTAATGAATGTTGGAAAGAGAGGCAACGTGAACTATGGAGAGAAAATAAACAAGAGAAAAGAAAGTTGTCCAAGTTTAGAAGTCCTATAAACCATTGATATATCAACATCTAAGCTAGATTTGTAAGTTGATAGCACCTTATGAACATCGTCATATCAACGTTTATGAGCGTTTTTCCTAAATATTCGTTAAAGGAATAAAAAAACTAAAGTACAAAGAAAAATGGTTCATCCCCCTTTTTTAATTTTAAAAATACATAATACAACAAATGAATAAAAGGAGAAATCAAATTATGACTAAACAAAAAGTAAATGTAACGGAATTAGGTAAATTAACAAAGGAAGCTTTTGAAGCCAAAGGTTTTGAAATTGAATCAAAAGAATCAAAAACTTATGTAGAAACTGTATTTGAGATTATTCGTGAACGCCTACTGGCAGGTGATGATATTGATATCTTTGGGTTTGGTAAATTAGAAAATAAAACTCGTGCTGCACGTAAAGGGCGAAACCCTCAAACTGGAGTAGAAATTGACATTGCAGAAAAACGAGCAATTGGTTTCAAACCTCTCGGTGAATTAAAGAAACAACTTAATCCTTAATTTTTAATGCATGGCAAATTAATACAGGCGTTTTAAATACAAAATGGAGTTAGTGGTAGGGTTCTCCTCTACTCTTCTCTATTAATTAGATTTTAATTAAATAATCCTATCTGTAAAAACAGGACACTTAGTTCTTTAGAATTTTGCAGATAGGATTATTTTTGTACTTTTGATAATACGGAGAAAAGGATGATATTTTATGGCTAAAATAAAAAAGAATTACGAATTTAAAAATGCTGAAGTAAATTTAGAAGAAGGTTTAATTTACGAATATGGTAAAACTGATGATGATCTACAAACTCCCTCATTAAATGAAGTGCTAAAAGAATTAGCTTCTTGTGGACGTACTGATTTTTCTATTAATACAACTACTACCCCTACTCCAATTGAAGATTAAGGAGTGATTAAATGTTAAATAAACTCCAAAATGAAAGCAGTTTAGATTGGAAATATCGATTAATTGAAGAAAAATTAACTGGTGTTATTAATGATGATTGGCAAGATATCGTAGAAGCGTTGAATCTCAACATGCATCGAGACACACTACGTAAAGGTTCAATTTTCTTCTTAGAAATCAAAGAGTATTTTGAAAAGAAATTTAAGGATGGAATGTCTAATGAACAATTAGACGAAATGAAACAACTAGAAAAAGAATTATTCAAACTAAAAGTTCAATTATCAGATGAGCGTAGAGAAATTCGTAAGTATATGACTCATGAAGCACGGTTGGAGAATTTATTGCGTAAGTTATTAGATGATATTAAAGATGATATGAATAACAAACCTCTAAAGTGGGTCAAGCCTCTCCCTTCACCTACCTCAAATGGAGCATTAACTTTATTATTGAGTGACTTACATAAAGGAATGGTAACAGATAACCATTGGAACAAATATAATGATGAAATTTTCTATGAACGCCTTAATCAAGTGCGAAGCGAAGTTCTCGAATACAAAGAATTATTAAACGTAAAAGAAATTCATGTATTTGAACTTGGCGATGTTATCAGTGGATGTATTCATAGGTTAACTAAACTTAGTGAGACTGAAAATGCAGTCACTTCCACTCAAAAAGTTGCTGAAGCATTGAGTGAATTAGTATCAGTTTTAGCTAATAATTTTGAAATAGTTCATTATTATAATGTAAAAGGAAATCATGATCGTGTTGCAGCTCGTAAAGAAGAGGAAGTTCGCACAGAGTCATTCCATAGTTTTATTATGTGGTACATGGAAATGAGATTAGAAAAATTTGAAAATGTTATTTTCCATAAAAATGATATCGATAGTGAAATTATTGTTGCTGAAATACTTGGTAACAAATATTACGGAGTTCATGGTCATTTAGATAGTGTAAATACTGTAATAAGTAACTTATCTTTAATGTTAGATAAACCTAAAGCTATTTTTGCTGGACATATACATAAGAATTTTGAAAATGAAGTGCATGGTGTTGATTTAATTGTTAACGGTTCTTTTGGTGGAGTAGATGATTATGCTAAGGACGGTAGAATGACTAGTAAAGCGCATCAAAAACTACTTTGGATTACTGAGAAAGGACGTAGAGGTACTTTCTTTATAGAATTCAATTAGGTGATACATATGAAAAACTTAATATTTGAAATCAAATTTACTGCTTTTATGTACATACAGGAATTAAAAATTTTATTAAAACGGTTATTTTATTTAAAATAATACATAATTACATTTATATTTTCAGTTAATTTAATTGATTATTCATAGAAATCTCTCCTTTTAGCACATCTATTTAAGTTTAATACTTTCATAGGTGTGTCATAAAGCAGAAATGCTTGTTGAGTAGGAATATTAGGAAGTCATGAGCCTGATACACAGTGCGTCCTCCATCGTACTTCCCTGCTCTATTTTTATTTTAGTGGAGGTAATACATAGTTTTATGGAGGATATTAAAGATGGTGTTAATTAGTACTACTGCAACAGTTAGATGGAACGGTTCAACAAGAAAACATTATGAAGGTTTAGGTTATATTTGGGGAGGTCAGAATAAATGGTTTGAAGTTAAAATCGAAGACCTAATGAAAACATCTCCGATTAAAATAAACGTCAAATGTGACTATTGTAAGGAAAGCTTCATGAAGCCTTATAGAAATTTATTCAAAGAACGAGAAATTATAGATAAAGATTGTTGTTCAAATAGATGTTGTATGAAATTAAAGGGTGAGGAAGTTAGCTTAGTGAAATACGGACATAAAAGCTACGCTTCTACTGACGAAAGTAAATCGTATAAAAGAAAATTACATCAAACTTCTAAAGAAGAAGTTATAGAATTAGCAGGGTCAAAAGGAATAACAATATTAAATATTGACGAATACGAAAATGATAGGACTAGATTGATGGTAATATGTAGTAAGCATTCTGACAAAGGCGCACAAGATACTAATTTTGCTAATATTAAAAAGAATGTTCACTGCTGTAAATACATAAGACATGATAACGATTCGCAGAAGTTGGACAGTCGAGTAGTGATAGATGCATTTATAGCAAAAGATTTAATTCCATTATTTGAAGTAGAAGATTATCAAAACAATGGAACACCTCTACCCTACCATTGCCCAAAACACATAGGTGTCGGAGTACAGTTTAGAACCTATGCAAATTTAACAAATCAACGTGTAGATGGATGTTATTATTGCGCTAAAGAGAAAGCAGGAGACAATCATAGGGTTAGTTTCGATAAAATAAAAGAGAAATTCCTAGAAAAAGGATTAGAAATATTAGATGGTGAAGTTTATAAAAATAAAGAAGAACATTTAAGGTGTAGATGCATTCACCATCCTGATAAAATTCTACTTAGAAGTTATGGTACTGTCAGAAATACAAAAGAACCATGTCCTAATTGTAGGAATGAAAAGTCATTATCAGATTTAAGTAGATTCTTAAGAAGTACAATAATTAGTTGGAGAAATGCCTCAGAAAAGAATTGCAACTATGAATGTATTTTGACGGGTTCAAAAGATTATGACGTACATCACTTGTACTCATTCTCAAGTATCATAAAAGATACGTTAGAATATTTAAAAATAGATATCAATGATTATAATTCTGATGACATAATTGCTATCAAGAAAGAATTTATAAAAAGGCATGAAGAATTGTTAGGTGTATGCTTGGATAAAAAACTACATATTTTATTTCATCAAATATATTCAAAAGAAAATAATACATATGAGCAATTTGAAGAATTTAAAAATAATTACATATTCGGATCATACGAGAATGTCATTTGATTGACATTCTTTTTATTTTGAGAAATGAGGTGATTGTATTTGTCTGCAATTCAAGATAAAGATAAATATAAGAACTGTTCTATGTGCGGAGATAATAAACGTCTAACTGATTATTATAAATCTTATAGTAATATGGATAAGATTGATGAACGTTTACGTGTCTGTAAGAAATGTTTAAAAGATAATACCGATATCGATAACGTTGATAGTGTAAAGAACACTTTGAGACAAGTAGATAAACCATTCAATATATATCTATTTGAATCTGCTTTAACTAAACCAGACGTAATTGGAGAGTATTTTAAGCTTATTAATGCTAAAGACTTTAGATATGACACATGGGAACAAAGTATTTTCAGTAAAGAAGAGAAAAATGAAGTTTTATTAACAGATGAAGATAAGATGAATATGCTTGCTGAAACGAAAAACAATTATAGTAAATCAAATTTCATTTTAACAGAAGAGATTATGGATAAGTGGGGATATGGTTACACCGAAGAAGAATATCATAGTTTTGAAAAGAAATATGATAAGTTAATTCGAAATTATGGCGAAAAAACAGCACTCCATACAGAAGGACTACTCATTTATATTCGATTCCGTGTCAAAGAAGAAACGGCTACAGCTAGAGGAGATGTGAAAGAGGCAAAAGAATGGGGTCAATTAGCTCAAAAGCAAGCCGTAGATGCTAAAATTAATGTCTCTCAATTAAGTAAGAGTGACATTAGTGGTGGTGTAGATGTTTTATCTCAGCTATTTGAAGCAGTAGAAAGCGAAATAGGCGTAATTCCCCTTCTCCCTAAAGTCACAGAACAACCATATGATGATGCTGATTTGATTATTTGGGCGATTATTAACTATTACAGAAGATTGGAAGATAAATCTAAAGTTCAGTACAAAGACATATATGAATTTTATGATGAGATGCTTTCTGAGCATTTTTCTACTCATGGTTATACAGAAAGTGAAATTGAAGAGTTTAAGGTTAAGAGAAGTAATGTCTTTAGGGATTTAGAAAATGTTTATAAAGAGCCGTTGTATGAAGGTGATGAATAATGGCTAGTTATAGTAATTTTACTTCAAAAAACAAAAAACATTCTAATGATAGAAATGACATATATGAATCAGCATTTACTTCTCCTGTAAATCCTACTGATAACTCTAACTTAATAACAAGAAATATAAATAAGTGGGCTGAATTTTGTTCATTTATTAGATTTTACCCTGATATATTTTACGATATGCTGAAACCAGATACAGGTGGAATTGAATTAGATTTATACCAACGAATTATGATGCGTACTTTAAGTAGATTTCAAGAAAACTACTTTTGTATTCCTCGTGGTGGTAGTAAAACATTGACTCAAATTATGGTAGCTTACCACACTGCAATTTGTTTTCCTAACATTACTTTAGCTATTACGGCAAGTACAAAGGAGTCAGCAGTAAAAATATGGAAAGAGAAACACGACGAAATATTAAGATTTTATCCATCAATTAAAGATGAAATTAAAACAGAAAACTTCTCAAAAGATAGTGGTCGTGTAGTATTTCAAAATGGCGCTATTATTGATAATTTAGCTAATGCTCAGTCCTCAAAGGGTTTGCGTAGACGTAGAGGAAGTCTAGAAGAAAGTGCATTAATTGACCGAGATTTATATGAAGACGCAATTGAGCCTATCTTTAACGTTCCCAGAACTACAATGACTGGAGACACTGACCCAACTGAATTAAATGGGCAAATTAACAGATTTTCGACTTCTGGTTATAAAAATAGTGATGAATATGAAAAGATTTTAAAAATGGTTAAAGATACTAGAGATTTAAAAGGTACGTTTGTCTTTGGTTCTGATTGGCGTATACCTATCCATTTCGGAAGACAAAAAATGTCCACTATCAATAAAGCTAGACAAGGAAATGTGACACGATTCCGACAAAATTATCTTTGCGATTGGATCGGAGCCTCGTCAGGAGCGTTAATTAATATCAGTAAGCTAATCAAAGCTAGGACAATCACAATGCCAGAGCTAGAATGCCCTAAAGATAAGAAAGGTAATTTAGCGTTAGCAGAGTATGTAATATCTGTAGATGTTGCTCGTTCATCTTCTGACTCAAACAATAAGAGTGCAATTGTGGTTTTAAAGATAATAAGAAATGCAAACGGGATTATAAGACAAATACATATTGTAAATATAATCACCCCTCCTAATGGATTAAATTACAAGGAGCAAGCGACTATCGTAAAGCAGACTTATTATAAGTATGGTGGGAATTTAGACTTAAATAAATCGAGAGTTAAAGCTGTAGTCATCGATGCGAACTCAATAGGACAAGGGTTAGTTGAAGCCTTATTAGAAGATACCACTGATCCAGAAACAAATGAAGAATTAGGTTGTTGGGGTACTATCAATACTGATGATAAAACTAGCGTACCAAATTCCCCTTCTATTGTTTATTCGTTGAAAGCTCAAGGTATTAACGGTGCAATTATTAGGACATTTATTGACAATGTTGAATCAAATAGACTTAAACTTGTTAAACAGTTTAGCGATATTAAAGAACATTTATCTGAAAATGACCCTAATTCTAGCGAGATTGAAGTGACCTCTGCTCAAACGCAATTATTTATAGATGAGGTTGCGAACTTGAGATTAAAAGAAACTCAAACTACTATTACGGTTGAACAAGTGATTAAGCGTATTGATCGTGACCGTTATTCAGCTACAGCATACGGATTGTATTACATAAGTTTATTTTTAGAAAAAGAATTAGACGAAGACAGTTTTGACGATTACTTATTCTTTATGCAATCAGGATTTTAAATCAAATAAATACATAAAGAAAGGAGGAATAAGGTGTCAGAAGAACACTTAGACAATAGTAAAGAATGGATTGAAGTAGCAGGATTAACGGATTATATAACTCAATATGGCTCTGGTAGTTCTTTAAAGGATATCTCTCTTACTGATTTATATAAATATTTGCAGAACCCCTACTCTAATATTAAAGAAATACAAAAGGCTTCTAAATATTTAACTAATAAACATGGTATCATCAAAGAAGTGTTACGCTCATTAAAATCTCTTCCTACATTAGACTATGTAATTTCTTGGTCTGAAGTAGATGATGAGAAAAAATTACGTAATTATGAGCGAAAAGTTAATGATTTCTTACGTGATATAGATGTTAAATTATTTGTACGAGATGGATTATTTGAAGTTGGTCAAATGGGAACTATCGTTACCTGCTTACGTAATAAAAAATATGTTCAATTTCTAGAATTAGATGATCTTCGAATTAATAGACAACGTAATGGTCGATGGGTTGTTGAGTATGATTTAAAAACCATTCAAAAAATCAAAAGTACAAACGAAAAGTTAGCAGTAATAGAGTCTCTACCAGATGAGGTTTCGATAGCTAAATACAATTTATATGCTAAAAAAGGCGAAGATTATAGATATGTAGAATTAAAGGATGCAGATGTAATTAATATCGATGGAAATCGCAATATGCCTTACGGATTACCTTTAACTATGGGATCATGGTCTGCATTACTACAAAAAGAAATTATAGATCAAGTTGAACGTTCAGTTGCTGACAGATTACTGAAAACAATAGTCATCCTTTCAGCAGGACATTTAGATAAAGAAGGTACTAAACCAGTTCCGAAAGAAGTAATTACGGCTTATTTCAACGAAGTGAGTAAATTATTTAAAAAAAAGAACGGCAGCAACGCTTTCTCTTCTGATGATGGTACGTCAGGGACAGGTACTATTGCTCTCCCCCACTTCTTTAAACTTGACACTTTAGAGGTTAATACAGATTTATTTAAAAAGGAATTGTACGACAAGATTGATAATAGTATTTATTCTAACTTAGGTATCAGTCCTGCTGTTCTATGGGGTGGCGGAGGAAATAATTTTAGTTCTGCAACATTAAATAGTCAGAAATTCTTTAGATATATTCACACATTATTAGAGAAGTTTGAAGTGATAATTAACAGATACATTAAACAAATTCTACCTAAATCAGTTTCATGTATCTTTGTATTTGCTAAGTCTACTATTTTAAATCATGAAAAGTATATTGATAAATACAAAGATTTATATATGCAAACAGGAACATCGAAGTTCTGGTTCGAATCACTTACTGGTCTTCCTTATGAAGATGTTATAAGACAAGCAGAGTATGAACGTAAAGTGTTAAAAACTGAAAATATCATCTATCCTGCCTCCAATGCTTATACTCAAAGTGGAAATAATGAGAATAAAGGTGGCGCACCTACAGTAGATAATCCTACTAATGAAAACACTATAAAATCAAAATCGAGTGGTGGCAATAATAATCCAAAACCATCAACCAGTTAAATGAGGTGAAAATATGCAAGGATACTCCCCTTCTTTTAACGTCAATCATAAGTCAGAATTAGCTTCTAAAATCAAAACTACATTTATTGAATTAGGAGCAAAGAAATCTGAACATCCTGATAAATGTAAATGTAACGAATGTATTAATAAAGAAAATACATAGGCTTTATATTTATAACTTAAAAGGAGGTGAATTGATGACGAAAGATAGGCAATTATTGTCTTCATCTATCATAGAAATTTCAAGCAAAGATAATGTAACAAAAGAAATAACCATGCTTGTTCATAAAATTGATGTAGCAAATGGAAATGGCTTAGATTTTAAAGAGGAATATGTTAACCAATTTAAAGATTCATTAGTAAATAAACCTGTAGTAGCTAAGTACTTACCTATTTCGGATGACTTAGGTGGACATGAACCTATTTTTGATGATAAAGGTAACATCGTAGGTTTGGAGACTATTGCCATTGGCACAATTAAAGAAGCTTGGATTGATGAGTTATCTAATGATTCTACGGTTAAGGCTTTGTATGCTAAGGCTGATTTATGGAATTATAAATATCCAGAAATTATAGCCTGTGTAGAAAAATTATATAACAGTGAAAATGCAGACAGCTCTGTTGAAGTAGAAATCTATTCTTATGGTGAAAACCCTACTCAAGAATATAGATACGCTACAGATTACACATACATAGGAAATGCCTTGTTAGGAAGTAGCATTTCTCCTGCTGACAATGATGCAGGTGTAATTAGCGTTGCTCAAAAAGAAATAGCTACAGCAGTTAAGAAAGATTTAAAAAACATTGAAAATGAAAAGAAAGGAGAAAAAGAATTGGCTGAAAAAGAATTATTTAATAAGGGATATAAAACTAAATTTCATATTGAAGTAAGTGAATTAAGTCATGAAGATATTCGACAACAAATTTATAATGCAATCAATCCTGTTAATCCTGTAACAGAACAACGTTCATATAAGTATTGGATTCGTGAAGTGTTTCAGACATATATTATCGTTGAGGAATGGGATGATTCCAATAAGTTATATAAAATTGACTACACATTAAACGAAGATACCGTCGTATTAGCTTCAGACTATCAACAAGTAGAAATTACTTATCAAATCGTAGGTACAGATATTAGTGGAGAGTTAAGTAAACTACAAACAGAGTTAAGTAGTGCAAAGGAGGAATTGTCTAAAATGGATAAGACAAACGAAGAAAAAGTAGTTGAACTTCAGAACAAAGTTGAAGAACTGGAGGTAAAAGTAGTAGAGTTAAATGCTACTGTTGTTGAACAGCAAGAAGCTAAAACAGTTTTAGAATCTCAAGTGACTGAGTTAAATTCAACTGTTGAAGAACTAGGTAAATACAAGGAACAAGTAGAAACTGCTGAAAAAGATGCTAAATTAACTGAGTTAAATGAAAAGTATTCTAAATTACTTTCAGAAGAAGTATTTAAATCTGAAGATGTTCAGAATGCAATTCAAGAATTAAACACCCAAAAGTTGAATGAGTTTGTAGTAGCTGAGGTTTCTAAAGTAAAAATCTCAGAAGTGGAAGTTAACTCTACAAAGTTAAAAGACGTCATTATTAACGCTAAACAAGGTGAAGATTTGATTCCTCAAGGTATTCTTCAGAAGTATAATATTAAACAATAATATAAAAAATACATAAAATATAAATATAATAAAGGTGGAAAATTAACTTATGGTAAAAAAATATGGTATCGTTCGATTAGATTTAATGGCAGGTCACGCTTATCACTATGATGCAGATACAGAAATTGAAAATGGTACGTTAGTAGAGATTGATTATGCTACAGGTAAAATTGTTCCTACTACTGATCCAACAAAAGATCAGGTATTAGTAGCTTCAGTAACAAACCTATATGATTCAGTTGATGAGTCTGAATTCATCAATGAAGCAAAAGGTATGAAGGTTCGTACATATGAATTCGAGAAAGGTGATATCTTCACTACTACTCAAATTAATTTAACAGGAGATCGTACTACTTTCGCAGCTATTGCTAAAGGCGATTATGCGTCTGGAGTGGTTGGTGGTAAATTTAAATTCACTACTGCGTCACCTACATCTGCTCAAGTATTCCGAGTAGTTGAGCGTACAGTTTTAAATGGACAAGAAGCTGTAGCATTGCAAGTTGAAAAAGCGTAGTAAAAAAATAATCAAATAAATACATAAAATACATTTATAATAAAGGTGGAAAATTAACTTATGGTAAAGTATAAAAAAGTTTTAGAATTATGTTCTGATGTACGAAAAGGTGTATCTTCTATTGAAGGGGTTTCTATTAATGAACGTAAATTAGAATTAGTAGAAATCTTTTCTGAATTAATGAAAGACTACGAAGGAAATAAGAAAGAAATCAATGCTATTATCACTGAAAATGTTGATATTGTATTAGAATCAAAATTACAAGATGCGTTAGAAATCTTTGCAGAGATCGCTCCGGTTCCACATGGTACTAAAAAGAAATTCCGTGTTCGTAGTGGCAAAATTAAAGCTGAGTACGTTGCTTTAGGTTCAGAGATTCGCCGTCAGAAGATCTATAAACAAGAAATCCCTGCACAACCTCGTGCCATTGGTTCAAGTGTATATGTTGAATGGGATGATGTGTTATCTGGTCGTGCAGAAGCATTTACTGAAATTGTAGATGAAATGGCTAATGCTATTTTAGATGAAATTTTAAAAGATGTACAAGCTTCATTTGTTGCTGCTATGGCAGATGCCCCTACTGCTAACAAATACTCAGGTGCATTCTCTTTAGCTCAACTTCGCTCAGTAGCTAACACTGTAGGTGCGTACGGTAAACCTGTAATTGTAGGTACATCTGTTGCATTATCAAACATTACTTCTGATTCTGGTTTCCAAGCATTAATGTCTGATTCTATGAAAGAAGCATTTAATCGTGATGGATTTATTGGTACTTGGGAAGGCAAAGCTTTAGTACAATTACCTAATACATTCGTAGACGAGTCCAACACTGAGTGGGAGTTAGATAACAATGTAATCTTTGTTGTTCCTGTAGGTTCAGATAAGCCTGTAAAAATTACAAAAGAAGGCGGAACTGAAATGCTAGAAAAACAATCATTTGAAGATGGTTCTATCACTAAGAAAGCTATCCAAAAAGCAGGAGTAAACGTATTACAAGTACATAATTTAGGTATGTATACAATCGTTTAATATACGAGAGATGGGAGTGGATTAATCTACTCCTACTTTTTTAAATTATTAGGAGGAAAAGGATAATATGAAAAAAGTAAAAGTCATCAATAATGTACATAGCGTAGTAGGTTTTTATTTAAATCCCCTACCAGAATCATTCCGTATTTTACCAAAGCAAGGGGCATTCTTAAGCTTAACAGAAGAAGAACTAGACTATATCAACATCAATCAAGCAATTATTCAAAAAGGCTTGATTTGGATTGATGATAAAGACCTTCGAGTTAAATATGGACTAGAAACTTCAGATGGTGAAAAAACTAATGCCAACATTCTTCAATATGAAGAAATTAAAGAATTAGTAAATGGAAACTACAAAAAATTAGAAAAAGCTATCGGAGAAATTACTGAAAATGCTATTTTACTACAGTTCGTTGAGGCTGCTCGTGAAGTAAATTTAGATAGTAAAGCTAAAATTGATATCATTGAAAATAAATCCAAGATAAAAATTTATGATGATGAAGATTAAGTAGGTGTTCTCTAATGGCATCTACATCTTACTCAGAGATTTTTGGTTCATTTTTGGATAAAATCAATGACTATTACATAAAAAATCAATTAGAAACCAATCCAATTTTTGCAGATGAAATATTGTTAGGTTATTTGAGATCAGCTATTCCGAAGTTCACTTATTCTGTAAAAGATTTGTCTAAAAGAGATGATGTTTTATTTCAATTTAATATTTGTTTATCTGATATGGAAAAAGAAATACTATCAACTTTGATGATTGCTGAACACTTATCTCCCAAAATTAATAGTGAAGACTATGTGTACAATAAGATTGGTTCAAAGGATTATAATCAACACTCCCCTTCCAATCAACTTAAACAGCTAAGAGAATTGCGTAAAGGTATAATTGATGAAGCCAATTTACTAATGATTGAGTATTATTATAGGCAAGGTGTTTAATATGAAGCTACCAGTTGAATATGTCAGTTATTTAAAAGATGGTTTCTTCAAAATACTTTGTTTATTTGAAGAAAAAAATCAAGGACTTTCACGTTATATAGAATCGTTTAGTTATGAGTTATATGGATTGCAATATTTAATTGATGACAAGAAAGAAATTATTACTTTGCTCAGTATTCTTGAGCATTTTTATGATGATAGCCTTGCTCCAGAACCAGATATAAAAATAATTAGAGGAGAAGTTTTTCATTGTATTAGTTTAATAAATAAGATGTTTAAAGTTGGTGATAACAGTTGAATTACAAAGCTAAGTATATACAACGCTTGAATAGCGATGGACATAATTCAAGAGATGCTTATCATAATAAATCTAAAATTATTGCTAAACAACAAATTTTAAACTCTCCTAACAGATATGATGTTTATTTAAATCTCGACAAGACAGTAACTCATTTTTGTATTACTAAAGATAAAGATACATATAAAAAACGTAAATTTGTTTTTGTACCTGATACAAAAGTAGACATGGGTCATTATGTTACACAAGGTGAACTTACCTATTTATTAACTACTAGAGATACAAATGAAATTACACCTCAATTTTTAGGTGAGCTTTGTAGTGCTGAATTTCCAGTAAAGTATGCAGATGAAAAAAAGTTTTTAGGTTATGACAATCTAGATAGACCTGTATATGAAATTATTCCAGGCGAAGTCACAAGATTACCTTGTATAACGAAAATGAATGATGCTTCTACTGCTATAGCAGACGTCAACGAACCTGTTAACTTACTAGCTAATCAGGTAATGGTGACTATACCTTACACCGAAGCCCCTTCTATTGAATTAAATGAACAGTTCGATTTGTATAATGAAACCTATCGAATCATAAGAATTGATCCGTCTAGCTCAATTAACAAAGTAGGTATTTTAAGAATTACTGGTGAGCGTGAAGGAAGAAATAAATCTAGTGAGGAGGTTTATGAATGAAGTTAAAAGAATCCCTAGAGAAATTATTTAATGAATTATCAAAAGACGAAGAGTTGCTTAGACTTCTTCATTACGCTCCAAAAAATGCACTAGACGATCCTTTAGATAAATCAAAACAAGATATCACTAGTTTAAAAGATGAAGATAAACATAAAATTATCTCAAAAGTTTTAATGCCATCGGATAAAACTTATGATTTAGTTCTTGATTCGAAAATGTCTAGAATTTGCTTCTATACAGGTTCTAGAAAACCTCAAACTAGCCACAACACTTTTGCAGGAAGATTACAAGACAACCCTTATGTATCCGACCAGATATATAATTTTGATGTATATGTGCATGTAGATATTGATATAGTTGATTTCCGCATGACTTGGATTTGTGACAGACTGAATGAATTACTACTACTTAATAAGGTTACAGATATAGGAAGTTATATCTTAGCTTTCTCTTCCCCTATAAATAACACTCCTAAAGGCTTCATAGGGTATAAATTGGCTTATTCTACTATTTCATCACAGGAATCGAGTGGTAAGAAATGATAAATACAACAGATGTTTTTGGTAAACCTAGACAATATAAAGGAGTATCAATTTATCCTATTAAAATGGGTGATTGTGATAAATTTTATGATGCCGTGCAATGTTTAATGCTGCCAAAGAATTCCTCACAAGATGTTGAGCTTCTTAAAATGTCGTATCTTCAATTTCTTTTAATAGTAGCAAATACTGAATTAAAACATTTTCAAGATAAATTATTTACTCTACTAGAATTAATTCTACATACTGATAATTTTAAAATAGTTCTTAATGAGAAGGAAAAAATTGAAATTATTGTTAATGATGAACATGTCATTAGAGAAAGAGATTTCGATAAGATTAAGACAATAATTAGCGAACAAAATTTAGTAGATTTAGATGATGAATTTATCAACCCTGAAGTAAGAGCAAAAATTAACGAAGCCAGAGAGTTTTTAAGTAAACGTGGTAATAAGGCAGCAGAATTTGACCAACAAATAGTTGCTTACCATTGTATAAGTGGTATCCCATATCGAGAGATTGAGGAATTAACAATTTATCAATTTCAAAAAGGACTTGCAAGATTTGATCATATATTAGGAGCAGAAGCTATATTAAATGCTCGTTATTCCGGAATGGTGGAGTTTAAAGATGAATCAAAAATTCCTCATTGGATGGGACATATAGAAGATTCGACTAAAAATGAAGAGGTAATATTAGATGCTAATAAATTTAAGAATAAAGCATCTAAAGAATTAGGTATGGTAAATACTTAATAAATTAAAAAATACATAAACAACGGAGGAATAATTTTTATGACAGAAAACAAATTTTTAACGTCTGTTGCAGATGTTAAATTATTCGATGATAAGACTGGTGATTTGATTTTAAATGGTAAAACACTGCTTAATTCATCCATGACTCAAGCAATTCAATCACAAGCAATCCATGCAGGTAAGGGTTCAAAGAAAATTTTTGAATACAATTATCAAAAAGAACTATCATTCTCTATTGAGGATGCTACTTTTAATACAAGTTATATTTGCTTACAGAACAACACAAAAGTTTTACGTGAGTTGGCAGATTACTATACAAATGAATTCATCACTTTAGATAGTACTGGAAAAGGTACGCTTTCTCAAGAACCGGTAGGAAATATCCATGTAGAAAATGAAAATGGTATGTATACTCAAATTATCCCTAATGGTAAGGATTTCACATACCCTACTTTATCCGGTCAGGAAGTACAAGTTTCTTACGCTTATAAAGAGATGATGGATAACATTACTCTTTCTGCTGATTCCTTCCCGAAAGCTGTTCGTATGGTTTTAAATGGTGATATTATGACTAATAATGGTAAAGAGGAAGAAATGCAAATCGTTGTTCCTAAATTTAAACCAGATGGAGCTATGGAATTATCAATGACTCATGATGGAGTATCATCATCTGCATTAGCAGGTACATCTTTGGCTGATAATAAAGGTAACTATGCTTACATTTCATTTAAAACTGTTAATGATGATGATGTACCAGTTATTAAGATTGCAGCATCTCCTTCTGAAATTGATTTAGATTCTACAGTAAGTGGAGATTCAGAACAGATTACTGTTTATGGAATTCGTGGTGGATCGTATGGAGTAGTATTATTAGATAATACAAAACTTACATTTACTTCAGATGAACCTACAATTGCTACAGTTGATGCTGATGGTCTTGTTACATTAGGTACTGCTGCAAATGCTGGAGATACTACAGTAATTCGTATCACTGACGGTAAAGCTAAAGATATTGTAGAGGTTACAGTCTTATAGTTAATTAAATACATACCAACGAGTAGGGTTAACTCCCCTACTCTTTTTATTATTTGAGGAGAAAAGGAGAATTTAAATATGTCTAAGTCGTTGAAGTTATCTGATATTAAAAGTCAACTAGATTTATTAAACGAAACAAAGCGTCACAATTTCACAGAAGAAATTCATATCGATTATGATGTTCTGTTTTCTTATTCCAAAATAGATAAGCTCTTTGAAGATTTAATTAAATTGATTAAGGAAGCCAAAAGTAAAAACATTGACTACCTAAAAGATGATGCTCAAATTGTTGAATTTCTGCAATTTTTAATTGTAAAACACTTTACTTCATTACACGATGAGTTAAATAATCAATCTCTTGAATTGCACATTGCTACAATGAGTGAGATGTATGACCGTGGATGGCTCACATTTGTTTTAGACAAGCTGTTAGATAAAGAACAGATTTTTGTGGTAGCTGATAGGTTTTATGAAAAAGTAGATATGATGAAAGAATTATCTAAGATTGAAAAGAAAGCGTTTGAAGAATTTAAAAATAAGGTTGAATCAGAAATGTTTAAAAATGGTAAATAACTATGGTTCAATTTAAAGATTTAAATCATTTGCAGCGTTATTTAGAGAATAATGCCAATCAGATATTTAAAGATAAAGGTATTGAAAAAGTATTGGCTAAAGAAATGTCTAAAGCTGTACAAGACATAGTTTATCGTCACTACATACCTGTTGAATATTTACGTAGAGGTAATGATGGAGGGCTTTCAGATATTCGCAACATGAAGATTACTAAAGTTGAAGTTGATAATGGGAAAGTTAGAGTTCTATTTGAAAACTTAACATTAGGACAAGGGCATTTCTCCCCTGTATACGAGCATGATTACGATTCGTTAAGAGGTCAATTTATTACTGACACCATAGAAGATGGACTCTCAGAAAATTGGTACAGACAAGGTAAATGGAGTGAAGCCAGACCGTTTGTTCAAACTACAATTGAACGTATTCAAGCCAATCCTTTACCACTTATTAAAACAATTAAAAGCGCATATAGAAAACTTGGATTTGAAGTTAGATAAACTTCAAGTTTTTTTATTTCATTCTTGTGAAAGGAAAATGATGAATGAG